GAAACCAACGAAAGATGGTTCGGGTACTTATTTACAGGTTCGCTTTACTGTGTTGGATGGGCAGTATGTAAACCGCAAAGTTTTCACACGTATGAACCTGCAAAATTCAAATCCAACAGCTCAAGAAATTGCGTATAAGCAATTGAGCGCACTTTGCCATGCTGTGAACGTTTTACAATTGCAAGATTCGGTACAATTGCACGGATTACCGTTGAAAGTAAAAGTAAAAGTCCGCAAAGATTCTACAGGGCAATACGAAGATCAGAACGAAGTGACAGCATACAAAAATATCAACGAGCACGTTGATATGCAAGCTGCGCCAGCTACTGTTTCAACTGGTTTTGGAACTCCACAACAGGTGCCAACACCACCCGTACCACAGCCCACACAGTTTGCACCACCTCCACAGCAACCTTGGGCACAGCAACCGGTAGCAACGACGCCAGCACCGGCCCAAACTGCTGTCCCACCTTGGGCACAACCTCCGCAACAATAATCACAAACAGCACGCCGCGAAGGCGTGCTTTCATTATGAAAAATACAACACTGGCAACAAAAACAATCAAAGCTATTAATGACGCTTTGGAAGCGGATCAAGGTGCTTCGTTCCGTGGTTGGCTTGGGAAGGTAGTTCCCCACATTGGAGACGCTTATCGTTCAGAGCAAGACGGCCATCGCAGCCATATGGGCGCGTCGCTTATTGGCGGTGAATGTGCTAGAGCGATCTGGTACAATTTTAGATGGGCAACAAAAGGAAGCTTTGACGGTAGAATATTGCGCTTATTTAATCGAGGTCATTTGGAAGAAGCACGTTTTATCGCTCTATTGCTCACGATTGGTTGCGAAATTTTCCAACAAGACGAAAACGGAAAACAGTTTCGAATATCACACGCTGAAGGACATTTTGGTGGCAGCGGTGACGGTATTGTTTTAGGATTGCCCGACTTACCTGCTAGCACTTATGCGTTGACAGAATTTAAAACTCATGGTGACAAATCGTTCACGGAACTGGTTGATAAAGGTGTACGGGATGCAAAATTTGAGCATTTTGTGCAAATGCAGGTTTATATGCGAAAAATGGGTCTGGCTGCTGCGCTCTATTTGTCGGTCAATAAAAATAATGACGAATTGTATGGTGAGATACTCGAGCTTAATACCGAACTTGCTGACCAATTTTTAGATCGTGGTGAAAAGCTTGTCTGGATGGATCAACCCCCTAAAAAGCTAAATGAATCCGCAGGTTTCTATAAATGCAGATTTTGCAATCATAGACCAGTGTGCCATTTAAATGCAAAACCTGACCGTAATTGCAGAACGTGCAAATACAGCAAACCGGTTGAAGGTGGAAGATGGTATTGTGATAATCCAGTAATTAACGAAAATATTGATTCAAAAACTCAACAAACAGGTTGCTCGCACTACGAATCGAGATTATGATCCAAGCACGTTCGTATCAAATTGAAGCGGTTTCCGCCATTTATCAATATTTTCAAGCTTCCCAAGGAAACCCAGTAATTGCAATGCCGACAGGTACAGGCAAATCGGTCGTTATTGCATTATTTTTAGAGTCTATTTACAAGCAATACCCAAACCAGCGGATTTTGATTTTAACGCACGTCAAAGAACTAATTGTGCAAAATTATCAAAAGCTGAAATCATTGTGGTTATCCGCTCCCGCTGGTATTTACAGCTCGGGCTTAAATAAACGAGAGCTGCACGACCCGATTACATTTGCTGGAATTGCCTCCGTTGCTAAAAAGTCGGAATTGTTTGGCCATGTTGACCTAGTTATTATCGACGAGGCACATTTAGTGAGCACAAACGAAACAACGATGTATCAAAAATTTATCACTGGTTTAAAATTAAAAAACCCATATATTAAAATAGTCGGCCTAACTGCAACACCCTGGCGACTTGGGCACGGTAAAATTATCGACTCTGTCAAAGGTGAAAACGATCAGGAAATTCCTTCGTTATTTAGTGATATTTGTTTTGATATAACCGGAATTCACGCATTTAACAGACTTATTGCAGAAAATTATCTAGCGCCGCTTATTCCAAAAAGCACAACAACGCGGTTAGATGTAGATGGCGTTCATATGCGAGGCGGTGAATTTATCGAGAAAGAGCTACAAACCGCAGTCGATAAAAATGAAATTACGCTCGCTGCAATTAAAGAAGCGATGGAGCTTGGATATGAGCGCAATCATTGGCTTGTATTTGCTACAGGTATTGACCACACTATTCACGTCGCGGATGCGCTTAACGACAACGGGATTTCCGCCATTGCAATACATTCTAAGTTAAGCGACGCGGAAAGAGACGCTGCAATAAAAGGTTTTCTTACCGGTAAATATCGAGCAGCGGTGAATAATAATATGCTTACAACGGGTTTTGATTTCCCTGCTATTGACCTTATTTTGTGCCTGCGGCCAACAGCGTCGCCAGTGCTCTGGGTGCAAATGCTGGGCAGAGGTACTAGACCAGCACCCGGGAAAGAAAATTGCTTAGTGCTTGATTTTGCTGCGAATACAAAGCGATTGGGGCCTATTAATGACCCAGTTGTACCGAGACGCAAAGGGCAAAAAGGTGGCACTGCGCCCGTTAAAGAATGCCCAAATTGCCGCACTATTGTTCATGCAAGCCTGCGATTTTGTAACGGATTACTAGATAATGGTAGCAAGTGCAATCACGAATTTGTATTTGAAACCAAATTAAAATTTGGTGCAAGCACCGACGAATTAATAAAAGGTGATTTACCCGTTGTTCAAATATTTAAAGTCGATCATATTACCTACAGCAAGCACGAAAAAATAGATCGGCCGCCTATGCTAAAAGTTGCATATTATTGTGGTTATAAAATGTTCAACGAATACGTTTGCATCGAACATACAAATTTCGCCGGTAAAAAAGCTCGCGATTGGTGGCGGACAAGAAGCGATGCTCCGCTGCCCCTTACTGTACCAACAGCGCTTGAAATGGTGGATAGTCTAAAAACACCAACGCATTTGCGCGTATGGATTAACAAAAAATATCCCGATATCCTTGCAATGTGTTTTGATGGCACTGCTTTCGGAACTGTTGAAGCTGGTGATTCATTTGAAATCCCATCTGTACAAATAACAAACGAACGCAAGGTATTGAAAAAAGCGGATATTCCAGAAGAACTAGAAGATTCGGATATACCTTTCTAATTAACGATAAGAATTTCTTATAGATTATTTTCAAAAAACGCTTGTATTAAATTTTCAATATCTGTATAGTTACTACATGCAGTTAATTATCAACAAACAGATAGGGGAAAACAAAATGAAAACTTTCGAAGAAATGAACAAAATGGAATTACGCGCAGCTTGCAAAGCTGCTGGAATTAAAAACTATGGAAAAATGGATAACGCTGGGATGAGAACTGCTTTGGTTGCAAGCTTACCAAAGTTTGAACCGATTAAAGGTAGCTTGGTTGACATAGTTTCAACGCAGCTTAATCAACCGGAAAGTAAATTGAAAAATGGTAAATTCCCACCGCGCCCAAAAATGAAAAAACTTGAAACAGAGCGCGAAGAAAGAAACGGCGTAAAACGGCCAAGCACTGGCGGTTTATGCCGCGCAGTGTGGGATATGTTGGATGGTATTATGGCCGAACAGCAAACAATTCCACGCCTAAAAGCGGTCAAAGAAATATCAGAAGGGCGCGGATGGAATTTGAATAACGTAACAATTGAATATTATCGTTGGAAAAAGTTCAACAGTTATTAATTTTTAAGCTATAATAACATCTGGTCTAAGACCAGATGTTTAATAACTATATCAATTAGGAGTCCATTATGGAAGAAACAAACAAAGTAACTAAAACCAAAGAAGAAAAAGAAGCTGCAAAACTCGCTGCAAAACAAGCTCGGGAAGCTGCTAAAGCGCAAAAATTAGCGGAAAAAGAAGCTGCTAAAGCTGCGACAAAAATGCCAGAACAGAATGGTATAAAGCGACCAAAACCGGGAACACTATGTGGACAAGTTTGGGAAATTGCTGACAAAATTAGCATGGAAAACGGTAGACCTGCTGAAGTTGCTGATGTTATTGCACAAGCCAAAGCTGACGGGTTGAATGAAGGTAATGCGCGGATTGAATTTGCAAGGTGGAGAAAATTCCATGGAATTGCAAGCAAACCAGGCAGACCTGCAAAACCAGAAACTGAAGTTGCTGGAAAAGAAGCTGCTTAATTATAACAATACGCCGGCTAATAACCGGCGTATTTACTAAAATGAACGAACAAAAACCTGAAAAAAGAAGTCACAGCGAAGTTCTCGAAGTCCATAGTATTTTTCGAACCATACAAGGCGAAGGCCCGTTTTGCGGAACTCCGGCGGTATTTATAAGGCTCGCTGGCTGCAATTTACAGTGCCCAGGATGTGATACGGATTACACAAGCAACAGACATCGAGCTACCGCGAAAGAAATTGTGGATAAAGTGCGCGAGTTGCAAAATACAGGTCTTGTTGTAATTACTGGCGGTGAACCGTTTAGACAGCAGATTGGAAGTCTTTTGCGAAAATTAAATGTCTGGAACTATTACGTGCAAATCGAAACCAACGGCACTCTACCACCATGTGACGCATTTTTTACCACGGCAACAGACATGAGGTGTGGAAATTACATTGTTTGCAGCCCGAAAACTGGTTCAATTAATAAAAAAGTTCTTGAAAACGCTTGTGCTTTAAAGTACGTTCTAAGTCATCATGCTGTTAATTTATCAGACGGATTACCGATAAAAGCTCTCGGGCATCCTGTAGACGAATATGTTGCACGACCTCCAAAAGGCCATAACATACAAATCTACGTGCAACCGGAAGACAGCAAAGACGAACGAATTAACTATTTGAATTTGCAAGCGTGCATCAACTCTTGCATGAAGTTTGGATACACGTTACAGTTACAAATACATAAACTTATAGGGATGGAATAATGAATAATAGTGCTTTGGTAATTCTATCCGGCGGTCAGGATTCAACTACCTGTTTGTTTTGGGCAAAACAAAAATTCGATATGGTGCGAGCAATTACGTTCAATTATGGGCAACGACACCGCATTGAATTGAAAGCTGCTAACATAGTCGCGCAAATGGCAGGTGTTGAACATGAAATAATTGACATGAAAGGGATTTTATTGTCAACCAGCCCGCTACTAAGTGACGAAGAACTTGACCAATACCAAGACGCGCAGCAAATGGAACAAATTGTCGGTGATCGTGTTGAAAAAACCTTTGTTCCGATGCGAAACGCATTATTCCTAACAATTGCAGTGAATCGAGCTCTTGCTTACAAGTGTGATAATATTGTAATTGGAGTAAGTGAAGAAGATAGTGCTAATTATCCTGATTGCACAAACGAATTTCTAGATGATTTTTGTCAATTAGCAGCGACAGCATTAGGTCCAATAAGCCGGTTAATTTTGCATGCTCCGTTAATTGATAACACAAAAAAGGAGACAGTAAAGCTGGCATATAATATGCCAGAATGTTGGAATGCGTTAGCTTATACTCATACCAGTTATGACGGTAAATACCCGCCAACTGACAAGAACCACGCTAATACCTTACGCGCCAAAGGTTTTGAAGAAGCTGGTTTGCCCGACCCTCTAGTTCTACGTGCTTGGCGTGAAGGGTTGATGGAATTGCCAGAAACAGCGAATTATGCAAATATATCATAATGGATATTTTTACTCACGCTATTGTCGGAGCTGCAACAGGAGCGCAATATAACGAACCGGTTTTAGGAGCGGTGATTGCAATAATTCCAGACTTACCGTTAATAGGCAAACGTAGACAAGAACCGACAGAATTATACAAATACTGCCATAGTTTTTTAGGATTATTAACAATTTCTCTATTGTTGTATGCAATAATTGATAATTTTGAGATTTGTCTAGCTTGCTTAGTTTCTCACATTGTTTTGGATTTACCAACCCATTCGGCTAAG